AAAAACACGTATGTAGGACTGTTGGTGTCAGCAGACACAGCCTTTCTTCTAAAAATCTTAATAAGGTCAAATGGATTAGTGTTATTAGGAAGAACATATTTTCTCACACCTTCTGTTCTCTCTATATCCAAATTTTTTGTACACTTCAGGTCATTTTCTAACAACGCCCTAACGAATTGATCATATGTCCCTTTCACACTTCTAGAAACTACAGCACCTTGATTTCTGACAGCTTCAGAAGTTATGACATTCATCAATATGAGCTCGCCTTTATTACCCACTTGAGATACAGTTACGTTTGTTACGTGAAGAACGTTCTCTGTAAAATCAATTATGTTTTCTTCTTTCGTAAATGTTGGTGTTCTGATTTTGAGTTTCAGATACTCTTGACCGATAATAGGACCACGGTTGGATAATCCATCTGTATTAACAAAAGAGACTGTTCCTGTTACAGAGGGAGTATCAATATCTTCATAGAGTTGCACCTCTAGTAAAACACCAGAAATGTCTAATTCTACACCACTTGAGAGCGTAAGTCTGCAATCATCTACGGTGAAATCACCAGCTCTTTTTAGGTCATTAGGTTTAACAACATTCGTCATGTATTACGCAATCCAGTTTTGTGTAAGGAAATGTACTCGGAAACAAATTGACCAACAAAATTTCCTCTCAAGAGTTTTATCTGCCTCAACTCATCTTGTCTATTGTCTTCATATTCATAATTAGTCACAGACGTTGCAGTCGGATGATCCGTATTGTCCTGCCCAATGTCAATCTTGATTGTAGTGTCTCCAGAGGTTTGAGTTATTTCATAATGATGCACAGCATTAACGTCCGTATACTTATCATTCACGAACGTAAGAAACTGATTATTATTCATGGGCCACTGATGATATCTATCATAAATGTCATTGGTTAGTAGAATAACCCAGTGAAGCTCTGCATCGTTATAGAGATCAAACGCAAGATTCTCTGGTGACTCGTTTCCTCTCACTCTATATTTGGTGAAAAATGTTGCGTTATTTTTGACTGCTTGTCTGGCGGCTATTCTTTTAAGAATATCCGTAACGGTCTGCTTTTGTCCACCAAGGATATTAGTGTATTGTACCTTTGGGAATGATGTGAAATACATTTTTAAAACCCTTTTGCTGCACGTTCTCTTGTTACAATTTCAACTTCTTGGAAGTTGAGAGTCACACTCGTATTTTGTGGTGGCGCACCAATATCGTCTGGCCTATACGCAGTATACCTATCGGAACCATACTTTACTGACATATCTGTAAGGTAACAGGTTGTTATTTTATTTAAATATTTATTTCGTTTAGCTTTATAGTTCTCATCCAGATACATGTATTTAATATCAAACAGATCTGGTACAGTCAACGTTCTATCACTTATCGCATCAGTGACAATCCCTGATGTATACTCAGGTAACATTGCTAACTTAAATTCGTTAACGATATCATTAACCACTTTGCTATCTTCTGCACTAGTTGGTATAAAAGTAAACTCATATTGAAATTCTCTTCTGTTTATACCTTTGAAGAAGAGCTCCATTTTATCAGTCACCACCTTATTGGCTTTCAGTTGTCCAACTTCTGCAAGACCACCAACATCAGCTATAAGATCAAGCGCCAGGGCAGTAGCAGCGTCGCCGCCGGCCTTACCCAAATCAGTTTTAATTCTTGGAACCTGTTCTGTCGCAGCGGCGGAAAAACCATCTTTTGACGCTGCGATATTTTGAATGGCAGAAGCAACAGATGCACCTAATTCTGCACCAATGCCAACCTCAAGATCCTCATACTTGGATTGATATCCAACATTGACAGAAGCTGGCATATAAAGAGCTATTTGTGCAACAGAACTTTTCGTTTTACCTTTTAAAGTTATGCTTTTATCATCCTGACTTCCTTTACCTGGCGAAAGTTTTATTCTGTCAAAAATGATGTAGTGGCTAGGAGTAGGTCTGCCAGTCTGTACGTTCTGTGGAAACTGTAACAGTCTTTTAGATAATTTGCGCTCCGAAGCGGGCTCAGCAGCGCGCGCCTCAGCAGCGCGGGCCGCAGTCTGGTCTCCAAAATCGCTGTAAACCACACTAGCAGAGTTTAGTGCAGATTCCTTTGCTTTTTTTGCTTGTTGATTAGATCCAGAAAAAGGTATAAATCTAACATCAGGTTCGGGCATTTTTACTTCCTAAATAAGTTTACTACATATATTTATACGTTATGTCATACAAAGGACGATACACACCACGAAATCCCAAGAAATATAGAGGCAATCACAACAACATTGTATACCGTTCCTTGTGGGAACTGAAGTTTATGAAGTATTGTGACAGAAGTGCCTCTATCCTTGAATGGGGTAGTGAAGAAATTATCATACCCTATATATCACCTTGGGATAATAGAGTGCATCGTTATTTTCCTGACTTCTACATCAAGGTTCGTCAAGCAGATGGAAAAGTCAAGAAGATGATTATAGAAGTCAAGCCAAAGAAACAATGTAAACCACCGACTACCACGCCCAAAAGAAAAACACAGAGATGGTTCAATGAGGTCAAGACTTGGGGCGTCAATGAAGCAAAGTGGAAGGCGGCTGTGCCTTGGTGTGAGGACAAAGGAATGGAGTTCAAGATATTAACAGAGGATGATTTAGGTATTCGTTATAAATAGTTATTATGGCACAATCAGATTATATTCGTCAGGTATTAGATGCGGCCGAGGGTCAAGAATATTCAACACAATGGTATAGGGATAAGATAAAAGAGTTTGGAACTCCCCGTCGTCTAGATTTGCTTAGAGATGGTAGAAGAAGTGGTTCACCATCTTTTGGTAAATTGAATATGTTTGTCTATGGACCTAAAAATAAATTGACTTTGCCCTATTATGATACCTTTCCACTGGTGATGCCAATAGGTGGAATTGGTGGTGGATTTTTAGGAATCAACTTTCATTACTTACCCATACCATTGAGAATGAGATTGCTAGATAAGGTAGTTAACTTTCCCAATGATGTAAACTATCAAGGATTAAAAAGGATTAGTCTTTTGAAACCTACTATTAAAAAATACCTAAACGGTTTTGTAAAATCAGAATTTCGTATTATTCAACCAGATGAATTTGTTGTCGCAGCACTACTACCTGTACAAAACTTCAAGAAAGCACAAGCAAGCCAAGTATGGGCAGACTCTAGGAGCATGGTCTAATGGCTAATCCAAATTTAACAAAAACCTTTGACGTTACGCCTGGCAAAAGAAATACTATTGTTGAGTTGCGAAACTCAATCAATAAAGAAGGTATTGTTAGAGCCAATCAATTTGTGGTTCGTTTAAATTTCCCTTCAGGGCCGCCAAATAGACCTTTTAGTGCAGTAATGGAGGCACCAGACCTTTTGGTCAGAGCACAGACTGTTTTTATGCCAGGCACTAACTTCTCAACAGTAGAAGACACTAACATATATGGTCCAAATAGAAATATTGTTTCAGGTATAACTTTTGCTAATACTGTGGGAATTACTTTCTTACTTGATGAACAATTTAAACTGAAACAAACATTTGATGCCTGGCAGAGAACAGCGTATGATGAGCATACTTGGAACCTGAACTACTATGATGAATATAGGGGTTCAATAGAAATCTACAGTATGACTAATAGATCTAATAGTGGTTTAAATGACACTGGAACAGATGTGCCAGGATATGGTCTTAAGTGTTGGGAAGCATATCCAATGACCATTGGTCAGGTTGACTTTGATGCAACTGCGACAACCAGTTTTGCAACAATCAGCATAGAGTTTGGATTCAGATACACCACAGACATATCTAGGTATGGGTCGGATACGCCATTTAATAAACCCCAACCTGAACCAGATACTTCACAGTCATCTAGAAATCTTGCTGATACTTATATTAATCCAGCCAATGCCGGAGAAATCTAGGTCTCATTGATTACATAAATTATAACAATTGAATTGATAGGAGAAAATACTATGGCCTTACCAAAACTTGAAGTGCCGAAATATATGATGACAGTACCATCTACAGGAGATGAGATAGAGTTCAGACCATTTCTTGTGAGAGAAGAAAAGATTCTTCTTCTGGCGATGGAAGAACAAACAGAGACTGCAACACACAATGCGGTTTTAGATTTAGTGCATTCATGCACATTTGGTAGTCTTGGTAAAAAGAATGATCCAATGTTTGACATTGAGTATGCATTCATCAAGATTAGATCGAAGTCTGTTTCAGAAACGATTGATGTTAGACTATTGTGTCCAGATGATAAAGAAACCTATGTTGAGAAATCTATTGACATAGAAGACATTCAGATTTTGGTGGATGAAGAACATTCAACTCATGTAGATCTGACAGATACATTGTCCATTGACTTCACATATCCAACAATGGACACAACTCTAAAATCAGCGAGTATCAAAAGTGACACAGAAAAAGTATTTTTCATTATCAAATCTTGTATTCAAACAATTAATTTTGGAGAAGATACTTACAATATTGTTGACATCTCAAAGAAGGAACTCAATGAGTTCGTAGATAGTCTGACACAAGAAATGTTTGAGAAGTTACAAAACTTCTTTTCCACTATGCCTAAACTAAGACATGTATTAGATGTAGAAAACCCCAAAACGGGAGTGGTTTCTCAAGTTGCTCTAGAAGGGCTGGGAGATTTTTTAACCTAACTCTTTCTCATAATACCCTAGTGAATTATTTTAAAACTAATTTTG